CTCGATTGAGTTCTTGATGACCACGACCACCATCGGTGAGCGATGATGACCACTCGATGTACTCAACACCACTCGCTTCGAGCGCTTTGAGATTGCCTTGGTTCTGCGCTTGCATCATCTCGGTACGTGCGATGAGCGATGCACGCCCCCAAACATTGCGCACAATCGCAGGACCACGCTCGAGCGGTTGCAGAGCGACCCTTGTAGGCTTCTGCCCTGGTGCCAAGACCTCAGCGTCATCGAGGTAGGTCGAGAACCTGATGCGTCGTGCGAGCTCGCTGGCAGTGATACCGGGCTCTTCAGTCATCCACCGACCGATTTGGTTTCCCATGTTGCGCTGGAACTCTTCGCGCACTTGCTCAACCAAGCCAGTCGCCAGCACTGTCTTCTCTCGGAGGAACTCCTCTTGGAAGGTCGGTGGGATGATGAACTTTTGACCGGCACCCATCGAGCGGTTGCCTGCGTCTTGCACTTCTCTCAAGCCGCCGGTCTGAAGGATTGCGATGAGCGCATTGATTGCTCGCTGCTCTGCGCTCTCGATGGTCTTCTTGACCACCGCACGCACGAGCCTCACCTCTTCATCGACGAGCTCTTTAAGGTATCGATCAAGCACTGCCTTAATCTGGCCAGCCATCGCCTTAGAGCGTGCCTCAGCCTGCCTCGCGCCCGGTCCTGCCCTCGTGCCTCTGAAGCTCGGCTCTGGTGTTCTCATAACCATACTTGCGCGCCTCTGCTGCCCTCTGACGGGTTGATGGATATGATTGGCATTGTGGACTCATCAAGCTCAGTCACCGCCCACACCAACGCGTCAAGACGGTCAGGCGATTCGCGTGTCATCGATGGAACGTAGTTGCAGAGCTGGTCTTCAAGCCGCTCGAAAATCCCAACATGATGCACGCGGGCTTGCTCGTACCTTGCGCCGACGGGCTCAGCTCGAGCTTGCTTGCCTCGAGATGCGTGGACGCTCTTAATCGCAACCGTCGGGTTGATGCCCTCGATGATGGTGCGCCAGGTATCGCCGCCCTGGTTTGCCTCGACTACGATTCGGTCTGCTCTGAAGTCGTTGTATGCTTCGATAGCTCTGCGACAGACCTTTTCGGGCGTGCCCTTGAAGCTGAGGTCAGCGAGCACGTAGAAATCACGCCCAGCCATACCGACGACCACGATGCCACTCTCATCGCTGCCCTCTTTGCTCGTCGTTGCGGGGTCAATGGCGACGACAATGCGCTGCATCGATGGCGCATCCTTGCACCGATTCTCTTCGATGTCTCGACGTGCGAAGAGAGCACCGGGCAGCTCGCTCAATAGCTCACCCTCAAGCTCTTGTCTTCCGAGCGTGCTGCCTGCGTACCGGTCATGAATTGCAGTGATGAACGACTCTGCCAGGTTGTGCACATTGTCGCTCGTGCGCCCTCGAGTAACGTGCGTATCATCGGCATCGGCTAGGCGCTTTAGAGCGGTGAGCGGTCTTGGTGTAGTGGTGACGATGGTGCGGGGATTGTCACCGAGTCGCATCCCAAATTGCAATTGGTCCCACGAGTCCCACCGAGACCACGCTGCAAGCTCATCGGCCCACGCGAGGTCATGTTGTGGCCCTCGGAGCTGGTCAGGCTTATCGGCTGAGTACGTCGAAGCAACCGCACCATTGGGCCAGGTGAGTCGTCTTTTGCTGGGCTCGTACTCTGGCCGAAAGTCGTCTGGTGAACACGCTAGGATGCCGCTCTGACCTTCCACCATGACATCACGACAATCGGCAGCGGTACGGCCAACGAGGGCGACGCGCTTGGCTCTACCTTGACGCACTTCATCAATCACGAACTCGGAGCCGCATCGCGTCTTGCCGAAACCTCGACCAGCCATCAACAACCAAGTGCGCCAAGCGCTCATTGGCGCGAGCTGCTCCGGTCTGGCGCTGAATCGCCAGTCACTCATCAAGAGCGTGATCTCGTCATCACTGAGCTCTGAGAGGATTTCAGTCCTCTTCGCTTCGCTCTGCGATGCGAGCCAGTCTATCCAGGAGCTGGTCACGGGCATCATTGGTCTCTTGTTTGATTGGGCCACCATCGGCACCAGTCAGTTCTTGTCGCGTGGTTTCTTTCCAACCTGCCTGAGTTTTCAGGTAAAAGATAGCGGCTGTCGTATTGCCTGAGTTGGCTTGCACGATGAGATTCTTAGCCACCGCGCCGATCGCTTTGGCTTTTCCTCTTTGATAGTGTTCTGAAACCTCTGGTTGGCGCTTCATGACCTCGTAGAAGGTCGTTCTACCGATGCCGAAGTAGTCAGCCATCTGCTCAACAGAAAGCACCGCAGCGAGCGTCTGGACCTCTCTCACCTGCTCTTCTGATAACACCGTCAGCGGTCTGCCGTCTTTCTTGTGCTCGCTCTTTGGTTTGGCTCTGGATTTTCGTTTAGTTGTCATATCGAACCCCCAACCATTGCTCACATACAGCACGAGCAACTGCCTCAGTCATCTTGGGCGGAACACTCATGCCAATCATGTATTTTCCTATCTTGTCGCTCTTGGCTTTATAGTCATCAGGGAAAGACCCAAGTCGTTTCCATTCTCTAAAACTTAATCGCCTTGGGCTTGACCAATGATTGATCATATCTGTCGCTGTAAGCGTGCATGATGGTCTTGATTGACTGAGTTTTTTATGATTCCACAATTTTCTATTAAGCCCTTGAGCCATTACTGCATCAGCATAATCTGAGCCCGGTTTTGTCTTTGGCCACCAAGTTAAATCCGTTTCGTTTTTGTGTGATGTCTGTTCCATCTCATCTTTGGTTAACTCTTGAAGGTCTTGGCAAGCCTCACCGCAAGCAATCAATCGATGCTTTGGATTAAGCAAAAGCTTAGGCTTCTTGATGTCATTACGAATCGCGCAAAAAAAGACCCGCTCTCTTTTTTGAGGTACTCCGCAATCAATCGCGTTGAGCAAAAACAATTGAGGCTTATAACCTATCTCTTTAAACCTGCTCATGAGTGCTTTTGTATATCCCTTGGCATTGCCGACGAGCATACCTTTAACATTTTCAGCGATTGCCACTTTGGGCTTTAATCGATCCACCAGAGACAAATAATCAAAGAACAAATCAGACAACACTTGTTTGGCTTGCCCTTCTCGAAAATGCTTATTTTTACCCCAAGCCTTTTCCCGGCTTCCTGCCATGCTAAATGTCGAACATGGCGGTGATCCATCCAAGATATCTAACTCATAAAGTTCTTGTGGCAATTTAGCAGTTAAGAGATCACCAATCGGAGCTAAAAAATAATGCTTTGGTTTTAGGTTGAGTTGATAGTGGTAAGCCATCTCTGGATCGATATCGTTTGCCGCCACAATATCGCACCCAGCTCGCTTATAGCCCATTGATGAACCACCACCACAAGCGAAGGTACTCATGACTTTAATGCCATTCTTTGGAGCTCTCTCAAGATCTTCGAGAGTCCATGCACAATCAGGTTTCATCATCATCAATCTCTGTCTTGGTCTCTATGGCTTTATCAAACTCAAAACCACACCGTGGGCATTGATGGGTTAAATCAAACGAATCAACATCAATCTCTTTTGTTGATGATTCATCCTCATCATGGAGCAGTTTATCAACCATACCCTCAAGCTCAGCTGCCGAGAATCCAGCCGCCTCGACCAGTGCCGAGTCTTCAAGGTCAAGCGCTGAGAGTTGTTGCATCAATGCGTCATCGTCCCACGTCGCGAGCTCGGCAGTGCGGTTGTCAGCGATGGCGTAAGCGGTCGCCTCCGAGCCTTCAAGCTGAGTTCTGACGATACGGATTCGATCCCAACCAAGAGCCCTGGCTGCGGTGAGCGTACCATTGCCAGCGATGACAATGCCTTTAGGATCCACCACAATGGGCTTCTGTTGGCCAAAGCGCTTCAGGCTTGACTTGATAGCTGCCAGGTTCTTCTCATCGTGCTGACGCACATTGGCTGGGTCCAGGTCCAGCTCTGCAATTGGTATCTCTTCGATGTTCATTGATCCCTCAAAATTTCAATAATCGGCTCTCTTGGTTTTCCGTCCTTGTATACCCAGACTTCTTTGCTGACTAGCTCACCACACTGAAAGGCTCTGAGCCTCGCCATCTCCGCCGACCCTGGCCGACGGTTACACTTCACCTGAACAAGCCTCGTATCGTTGGCACCGATGGCAATAATGTCCCACTCACCGAGAGACGCCGCTGCGCGAGTGCATCGGTAGCCAAGTTCCTCAAGCTGCTTCATGCACCGATGCTCCGCCCTGGTGCCCTTCGCTTTGCAGTTCTTCACCGCCATCAATCAGCCTCCACGTCAAACGCACCATGAAGCGCCGCGACCTCTTGCGGAATGTACATCTGCACCTCGGTCCTCGGTCCCCACAATCGACGCAGTGAATCATAAGCATCTTCGAGACTATCATGCAGCGCCGACACCGTGCGCCAGGCATAGCCCGGCCCTGGTCGATACTCGAGCACCAGCCACGGCTTACGCTTTATCCCTCCGAGCATAGTTCCCCCTCAATGCTCAATCCTGCCTTTGAGATCCGCCGTGGTCAACGCCACCAGTAATTTGATGCGATTAAAGAGTTGACGTTGACCGGTCGGCGAACTCCGACGGCACCAGCATCGCACACTTCGCACCATCAAC